GCCTACTCCGACCCGAGAGGGGAGAAATTAATCTCCCCTCCCTATTAATCATCGCCAGCGGCGGACTAGCAAGCTAGTCCTCCGCTTCGTGTACTGACTGACCGACGTTGGAGGATTCACCTCAAAAGGTGAAACCAACACGTTGTGATGTCCATCAGGAGGTTCAGACTGTCTCTGCTTTTCCGTAAAGAAACGGAGCAGCATTGACCAGCCCGGTATCTCCTTGTTGATGACACGTGCCTTGCACTCTCGAACTTTATATTGGATCTTCTGAAGATCCTTATTATATCGTTTAAGAAACAAGTGCGACTGATTCGGTATTCCTCGTAAGCTCGGACATGTAAGATACATATCCTCGCTTGGGATGGGGCCATAGATGGCCTGTAATCTCGCCACGATATATTCGTGGCATGAGTAATACTTTCTATCCCAGAACTGGTTCGCGTAAGCGATCCAGCTGGTATAGACGTCAGGACGGGGTGATTCATTCCACACAGTTCTTAATCGAACTGGAGTAACGTCAATGCCTTGGAAGGCATCGACACCACAGGATTCTCGAAAGAGTCCTTGGAAGCAACTCTTGTCACGGTTTATCTTTAAACCAAATGACTCGAGTATGGTTATTGCGCTCTCCGCAAAAGCGGTTGGTACAATAACATCATCACCATACACAAGGATACTCTCGCGAGTATCCGCGTCCGGTGATGCAGCGGCAAGTATTGCCCAAATAGTGAGCGCCATGATCGGAAAGCATAAAGCTGACCCCATGGGCGCAAACTTATTGAGTGGCAGTACAGTGCCGTCCGGCAGCACCGTCGAAGTACTTCTACACGCTTCCAAATAACCTATAAGGGTTTCAGGAAACAGTAGGCGAACTAGATCAAGATGAACTCTATCGCTGGCCTCCTTGAGGTCCAGCGTCGAGTACTTCCCATGCATGGAGCCTAGTAAGGCACCACGCTTGTTCGGTCCTTGATCTGTGAAGAAAACATTCCATTTGGTAATGGGATGCGACTCCACTAAACGGTAGATGGCCCTCCTCAAACCTTGCTGAATCCATTGAAAATCAACGGGTTCGCATGATATGAGACGGGGCCCGCGGGAATCCTTAGGTACGAGCAAAACTCGTGCCGAATGATCCGTGTCCGAAACAGCATCGAAGCTGTGGTAGACATCACACACATGTCCTAATGATGCGCAGAAATACGCATCAAAGGGATATAATAATGTGATTCGACTGGAAACATTGGTCCAAAGAAACTTGTCCCAAAGTTGTTGCTTTGTTGCAACAACCCCGGGGCCGTGACTAGGCACAATGTCCGTAGGGTCGAAGGAGCTGAATAGAATACTTAAATTCCGTTTAGCTCTGCGTATCACCATAGAAAGGTAACTTTCGTCAGAAGGGTAATCAGCTCGTGAAGAGCTGCGACCTGATCTTTCGTAAGACCTTTTATGAGATAAA